TGTAGTTTTTGCGTGCCATACCACATGCCGACGGTCGTTTTGAGCACGGACTGCGCAACGGTTTTCCCCTCATATGTCAAGGCAATGCTTTCCATCTCGTTGTCGAAATCGGCTACAATGGCCGACTCGCCGTCAAAGCCCCATTTGGCCCAGATGGCTGCCGGGCTGAACGCGCTCCATACACCGTCCTTCTTCGTGCGGCAGCAAGCCCACTCGTATGGCAGGCTCTCGCTGACACCAATCGGGTCATCGTGCCAGCCGGACGGAACATAGTCATCCACCTGCGAGGTGGCAGGGGTTGCCGGAGCGATATTCTCTGTCGTATGCTTGAATATCCACTCATAATCCCTACCGTCACGCCCGTCCTGGCCGTTCTCCACCAGCAGCTCATACTCGGCCGTGTTCAAGTCCCCGGTAATGGTATAACCGTAGGACTTGCCGCCGTTCTGCGTCTGCAGGATGCGTCTTCCCTCATTGGTCGTCTGAGTCCACATCGGAGGATTGTCGGTACCATCAGGAGCGATGCAGAGGAACACACGTCCGGCCATCTTGGTAATACCCATGTAAGGTATATGCTTTCCGGTCTGCCAGTTACCGCAATTGGTAATGCTTGTACCGTCTGCACCCTTGCTGCCAGTCACACAGATGGCGTTCGTTGTAGTGGTAGTGCCATCAGTAAAGACTATCCTTGTCCGGGTCCAGATATACCATCCGTTTTTCCATGCCGGAGAGGTAGTCTGCCACTTGCCTCCGGTTGTGGTGGCCGATGAAGAGGATAGGTAGTATTCTTCGGTAATGGACTTGATGCCCTTGCCGTCAGCTCCCTGCCCACCACTGATACAAGCCGCTTGGGTGTACTTGACTTCGTCATCAGAATAGACAATCTTCGTCCGCGACCAGATATACTTGCCGGCTTCCCATTCTGGGGAGGTAGTCTGCCAACCGTCCACCGGGGCAATGACATTCGACACCGATATCGCGTATTCCACATCGGTAGACTTGATACCCTTGCCGCTTTCTCCCTTGGCCGCATATTTCAGCCAATCGGCATTGCCGTCTGCCGGTTCTGTAGACGTGCCTTTCTCGTTCACACATATCCAGGAGCTGCCGTCATGCGTCACCTCATCGTAATAGGCATACTTCTCACCCTTTTTCCACGTACCTTTAAATAGCGGTACCCGGAAAGCCTCGCCGGTGATGTCATCCACCTGGAATATCTTGCCGGACATGATGACGTGGCGAAAAACAGCCGAGTAGTTGTCGGCCGGAATGCCATGCACGGTACGACCTTTCTTTTTGCCAATCCATGAGACTTCCTGGGCAGGCTCGACATCCCAAGTATTGGCGTGGTCGAAGAAAGTGATGCAGTTGTTGCCATTAACCGTATCAATCAGGATGTACGTCTGCCTATCCTCATCCGTGAAGTTACCCGTTTGGGCGAGTACCATCGCATCCCCCGGCTTCCAGTCGGTACCCGGTTTCGGCGTCATGACGAATGTCTTGGCAGTGTAATCGGCAGAAGTCACCCGGAACTTCATCTCCTCGAACCCCTGCAGCTTGCCTTCAGGTGACTTGGTGACGAAGTAGGTGGTCAGAATGTCATCGACAAACTGGCTCAGACCGTCGGCATCGGTCAGGTCAGGGGTTATGGTATAGCTACCGTCACCATTATCGCTCCATTCCTTGACCGTACATCCACCTCCGGGAGAGGCACACATCCTGCCTTTGAAATAGGTCACACGGTTATAGGCAATCTCCGGAAAAAACACACGTTTGCGGAAAATGCCCTCTTCCATTTCAAGGATGCCATTCTTATCGATACACCCTCCGGAAATACCGCTGATGAACTCGCCGAACTTGACCCAATCTCCGAAGGTTATGGGGAAAGGAGTGCCGTCAGCCTGGTCTTTGCGAAGGAACACCTTTGATAATTCTTCGATGCTCATTCCTTGTTGAATGAGTTCAAGAATGCCAATAAATGTCCGTCCAACCCTCTCTGCGGTATTCTCTCCCTCAGAAGAGGCGTTCCTTATCTGTAGAGCAAGTTTCCTTAATATGTCAAGTGTATCAGGCATTATTCACCAAGTACTCTAAAAGTTACACGATTAGCATTAATCCCTCCACTTCCCCTATACAGCGGAAAGTCTTTTTTATTATCATTCAAATACCGAACACATTCTTTCATATACCTATCAGCAACAGAGAAAGCATCATTATAAGCCATAAGTTTCTCCTTAAAATCAGAACGCGATGAATATTCGTTATCTTTATTGACAAATCCAAAACGGGTGACATTTCCATCTCCATTTTTCACGATACGAGCATAGGTATAATATGCCAATGTCGTTTTCAGCCCTACAAAGGAACGTTTGCCTCCACATTCTATGGTATAAGAACTACCATTAAGCAACTCACTATAATTTTCCGGATGTTCTTTCACATCTAAGAATAAAGCATCACCCAAAGCTGACTTCAAATCAATGTTCTCCGACTCCCGAATATATGCCTCTATCTTTTCCGTATCGATGTGTATTGACATCGTACGAGCCAACTTATAGACCTCATCTGTTGTTATTAGACATCGCAGCATTTCTTATATATTTAAGAGGTTGTACACTAAAGTCATTGGAAGGATTGAGAGGTTCATACCAATGCGCAAAAATTTTCTGAAAAGCCCGTTCAATCATGCGTTGTTGCTTTGACACAATAGAGTTATAGTATTCAAAAGCATCTTCCAATATATCCCCAGAAAAACCAACCTTACCAATCCGGATACAATACCAAGGCTCCTGCCCGAAAGCCGAATAAATACGTTCAACCACACTGGCATCAGTCACAGTAAATTCTTTATCATAATTTTTAGAACTGATATCCACAAACTCCGGCTTTTCTTCATCAGATTCCAAGGTTACCTCTAAGACCTTTGTCGCATTGGTGTCTCCTTGTAATTGCACGATAGTATCAGAAAAACCAGTATCTTCATTAGTCCTATCCTCTTTTATAGGATTTCCGTTTTCATCAAAACGTACCGAAGAAGCACCTTTCTTTGTAATTATCATCCCGGAAGGCATGAAGTTACAACGCACATTACGATACTTCACATTGGCTAATCCCTCATCCGTACTCATTTCCGTAATCACACGGTCAGCTCTTCCGATAGGATACACGAATTTCCCTGTGTTGCTAATCCATAGTATCTGCCCCTTATAGTTTTCAATCCCTCCGGCAGCCCGAATTTGCGCATAGACCACCTCCTTACGTGGATTAAATACATCTATAAACTCCACATTTTCTGGTATTACCTTTATGGCTTTTCCCTGACGGGTTTTCTTTCCTGTCCAATCCGGATGAACTGCGATTTTTGCGATATATCCGGATTCATCCTCCTCCAACAAACGGCAATTTTCAAAGGGGATGTGCTGTACTTCCACTATATCTGCGAACATATTATAATTAACATGTATCGCCATCCCATCGTAATCAGCAACATCCTTGCAGACGAAAGCATGGATGTCATCTGCCGTATCTCCACGGCGGTTAACCACATATTCAGAAAAAGCAACCTCACGAAACCCATTTCCCTCTATGAAATTGGCATAACGTTCTGCACATTCGCTACCCGTTGAACTCGCAGCGATGATATTTCTTAGATGTTGGGGATATAAATTATCATCACCGTAGCTTTGGATGCCAAGATTACGTAAATAGCCCGTGTCAACACGCCTATTACTCTTCTTCTTTAATTCATTTACGTTCATCGTTCCGTGAGGTTATTCTTTATTTCACCGTTTCTACGGCTTCTATAGTCTGCTTAGAGTCAACTACAGATTGAGCCTCTTTAATATGAGCATCCAATACTTTAGCTGTAACTTTCTTCCCGTTCAGTTTATAAGTCTTGAACGCATCTCTCACAATCTCAGAAGTAGCACCTTCCACTTCAAAGGCTTTCACCAATTCTGAAACCAAAGTTTCATCCAATGGTAAAGCAGGACTCATCCGTCTTTCAACCCTTTTCTCCCAATCGGAAGGCGTTGAAGCAAAAAAGACTATCCCTTTAGGATTTTCCGCAAGATACCTTTCTGCCGCTTCGTCAGTAAGATTGTTGTTGGTGTACATTTCACTACTTCCAAAGCCTACTTGGAGCAATACACCATTTTTCAATGCATAACTTGATTTTTCTTTCATTTTTCCATATCTTTTTAAGTACGAATACATTTCAATCACAGCGTCACGATAGCAATCACCACATGAGGTCTTGGTAAATGTCCTACCAAGAACTTCATGAAACATCAGTTCAATGTCTGATTTATCAGAAGAAGAAAGGGAGACCTTATCCCCCAATCTCTTCAACTTATCAACCATCTCCAAGACAAGCATATTCCCTCCTATGCTGCCGGTTCAGCCGTCAAAGTGTTGACAGCAGTCTTAGTTGCTTCATAACTCGTCTTGAACAAGAATAATGCAGATTTAGGCGTTTTCTGCTCTTCCAAGGTAACAGCCCATCCACCTTCAGTATCCTCGCTATACTTATCGTTGTCGATAGCTGTAGCTGTAAGCCCTTGGTAGTAACCATACACCTGAAAAGCGGCATCACCAGGGTTTCCTTCTTTCTGTAAACCCTTATATTTATTCTCCAACACCACAACATAGGTACCGTTAGCCAATCCGTCAATAACATCAGCGCATACATCCGGGTCGTTTGCCAATATCACAATCGCGACAGTATTGGTAAACGAACTACGATATGTGCCAGCCACTAATGAGGTCTTTGTACCCGTAAATGGATTTTTACCAGGAACAACAACCTTATAAGCCTTCTTCCCGGTTTTCATAGCCAGCGTTTCAATCACATTCTTTTTTGTAGAATTGAATACTGTGGCTGCAAAGTCCACATCCGCACGATTCATTATTACCCCTTCCTGCTCCAATCCTTGTACTACTGGATCATCACACGACGGAACAATATCTTTCTTTAAAATATCATCACATACTCCCATAGAATACCTCCTTTTGTCAATATGCTACTTGCACCAAGTTGTCCTCGCCAATCATAGAACCGAGTTTACCAGTAGAATAGATATAATTCTTACGGGGTTTTCTTTCAAACCAGATATCAAGGTCAGATATCGGGTTATCGCCTTCACAACCGTACATTAAATTGTCCGGAGAACATAGAACCGCACGGTGAGGAAGGTTCAGTTTCGTTTTATCGTTCTGATACGCTTGAATAAATCTATCCCAAATAGAACATTTTACGACCGTAACGCCGTCATACTCTCCTACTTCAAGGCCGTCAAAAATGACCGTCCAAGGCATAATAACCTTATATTTCTCCCTCACATCACGTGACAAAGAATCACATAATGATTTTGTAGCAAAAATTGCATGTCCGGACTTCTGGAAAATACGGCTATCCGCATCTTCAAGCATCGTGTCAAACACAGATGTAGCAGCCCCCAATTCTTTCATCTTGGACTTCTGCAAAGCATAAGATGCTTCAGAGTTGGCTGATATAACGGTATGCTGACCGGAATTCTCTGCACATATGGCAAACAGGCGTTTAAAGAAACCGTCACATGTCTTGAACAATTCTACATTCAATCCATCCGTAATTTGACCGGAACCGTCAATATTAGCGGCATCCTTGTCTCCAAACCAAGTGAAGCGCCATAACATTTTCATCATTGCTTCCGTCAGTTTTGGAAGGACAATCCCATCCATATATTCAGTAGAAGTAAGGTCCGCAATATTGGTACCGGTCTTCAAGCAGTACTTTGCAATAGTATTCTCCAAATCCTCATAGCACATTTCCAACGGAACTTGCCAGTCGCCAATTTCCCATACTTTCTGGGCGGCAGCGATAGCCACTTTTTGATATTCAGGGTCACATCCGGCACCTGCGATACCTACATCCTCCATCTCACCGATGAAGCCAACTTTCTTGCCATTGGTCACTTTAGGCATGAACGTCATAAAACGCTCCATATCCTCATTTTGAAAGACTGTCAGTTCAATCAAGTCTTTCAAATCCTTCACCGCCTGATTGTCTGGCGTCAATTTTGAAAAATCTAAAATAGGCATACTCAATTCTCCTTTCTTTACTTTTTAGTTCTCTTCTCCCTTTCCTCTCTCAACTTTCTTTGAATAGGTGTCTCCTCTGCACTTGCTTGTGTCTCAACAGTATTCTTGAAGGATTGGGTACGCAAAGAGACTCTATAGGTTGAACAATGTTTTGCTAGCCAATTCTCACCTCCTGCCATCTTTACAGCATTCAGTATCTTATTGTCCTCAACTGTACGGGCATTGGTTTTCAATGCCGCATTTTCCTCTTCAAGTTCTTCAATGCGCGCCTTTAAAGCTTCAATCTCCTCGTCACCGTTTGCTTCTTCCGGGTCTTTGATTTCTGTAATCACTCCGTCTGTTACAATGATAGTCTTACCATCGGGCATAACATGCTCGCCATCGGGGGATGCCGCATCTCCCACCTGCGGTTCTCCTTCTTCACGTTCCACCGTCAGTGTATTACCTTCGGCATCTGTCAGTTCCATAGATACTACCGGAATGTCTTCTATCTTCTGGTAGCCACATTTCGCAAGCAGTCTGTCAATGATAGATTGCTTTACCGTTACTTGTTTCTCTTTGTTCATTTTCTCACTATTAAGTTTATAATCAGTTCCTTTTGCTGTAGTCGGTATAAGAACACCAGATATAAATCCAAGTTGTTTTGCAACCTCACCGCCAAACCATGCCTCCTTGTTCATCTGGACCTCCAAAATGGTCGATTCAACTCCTGTCCGTTCAACATATACAGCCATCATCTTATCCTTTTCCGCTTCCAGACTTGATTTGATGGATTCTATAGTTTCAAGGTCCAATAAATCATCATATCTTGCCAAATATGGTTTGTGGATGAGAAACTTTGCATGAGGATAAGCTTTTCTGCGTTCAAGTGGAGCAGAAAGCAAAATGATGGTAGCCATAGAAGCACATCGTCCAACAACGGTACAAGATATTTCCTTGCCCGACGCACGTAATGCATCATAAATAGCATACCCCTCAACCGTATCACCGCCGCACGAATGGATTTCAATGTCAATTTTAGGGTCAGCCGGGTCAAGCCATGAAAGAAAATATTGAATATCTGGAAACGAAAGCCCTTCATCTCCGGTCAAATACCAACTCTCCAGCTTATCTCTATCAGCTACAATGTCCTTATTAATGTATAATTTAGCCATATCACATAATTGTTTGTAACAAAGGTAGAAAACATGATACGGCTTGAAGAAAATAAGAAGTCTATTCCACTGACACGCTTTGTCAGCAACTTTTTCAAAACAAAAAAAGAGCGGAATAATTCCGCCCCCCCTAAACATCCACCTTACTTGAGAACTTATCTATTATCCGATAAATTGTCCTTTCCGCAATATTATACTCATCGGATAAATATTGCATGATATAAGTCTTTTTATGTCCCTCCTTTGACAGACGGACATATTCTTGATACACGGGAATATATTTCACATCCCCGACATCAAGCGAAGCATCCCCCATCATTTGAAGAAGACTCTTATTCAATATCAATAGTTCATATGCTTTCATATACTACCAAGATTTTCAACGTACTTAACCCTATTAGCAACAGAGGTAAACTCTTCCACAGAAACCACCGGAGCAGGCGCCATCATCATACCTTTTGCAACAGCTTTGGCCAGCATGTCCTCTCCTAACGCCTGATTGGAAGAAGCTGTTACATTAATGGGAATACCTCCTCCTATCTGATTGAAAGCCGACAATAACGGAGCAAACATCGAGGTTGCAGCAGCCGTCATTACACTTTCACCGTTGGACAACATAGCAGGTATGGAATCGCTTGTACCGGAACCTGGCCCTTCAACTTTACCTCCTTGTGCAAATTTAGCACTTTTCACCGATTTCATAGCCTTTCTCATAACAGTAGTTACAGATGCCACTACAGTACCTATCGCAGCAAGCATGTCAATCCATGTTGCAGATGAGCGGGTAGCTGTTTCTACGGCTTTGGCAATGGCTACCCCTTGTGCGATAGAAACCTCCGCAATAGCCAGTATTTTCGCCAACTGGGCCATATTCTCGTTATCTCCTGCCGCTTGTTCCAACAAATCAGAAAGATTCCCTGCCAAGACAGAAAGGGATTCACCTTTATTTTGCTGCATCTCCACTTCCTTGTCAATGACCGCCTGCTTTGCATCCAAGTATTCTTGGTCTGCAGCAAGCTGTCTGGCCCGGAATTCGGCATCACTCTCCTCTTCCATCCGTCTCAAGCTGTCTTTCAGTTCAAGCTTCTGCTGTTCCTGCATACGAAGAAGCTCAAGTTCACTATATCCATTCAATTTAGCTTCTGCCAATTCATTATCCAATCGAAGTTTGAGTGCATCAGCTTGTTTCTTTGCTGTATCATTCTCATGTTGAACGGACAAATCATCAATCTCTTTATTGTACTTCTCCGTGACAGCAAGCTTCATCTGTTCAGTAAGCTCTTTCTGACGAAGTTCTACGTCACGTTGGACAACAAGTTGCTGTATTTTGAGTTGGTATTCCTGCTCACTTCCAGCTTTTACGGATTCAAGTTGCAGAGAGATTAGTTTCTGCCGGTTCTCCACCTCCTTCATCAGTTGTTCTTCCGATAATTGCTGTAATGCATCATTTTTTTGCTGTTCAAGTGCAATAATCTGATTATTTATAGCTCCAGCTCCACGTGCTTTCGTTGTAAGGTCTTGTTCCTCAATCAAGCGAACACGCAAATCTTCTATTTGACGAGAAAACTGACGTTCTATCTCAATGGATTGTTTCTCTCTACTGTCCTTAACCAGCTTAAGCATTTCATCCTCAGCCTTACGAATTTCTGAAAGTTCTTTTTCTTTTACAACTTTAGCCTTATCTACTGATTCTTTCCGCATCGCATTTATTTTATTCTGGGTTTCCTTATTACGGGTATAGCTCTCCATTTCCTTTTGAGCTACGTCCGAAAAAACTTGAGAGAATTCCTTTAAATCTTTCACTGTACTTTCTGATATACCCAATCGGCTAATAACCTCATCAGCCGTTACTGCCCCTTGTGCCATATCATCAAGCAATTTATTAGCTTCACCAGTAAGTTCTATTTGCCCAAGAAGATTTGCCAATTTCTTTCGGCCAATATCAATGCTTTCCTGCTGAAGTTTATTTTCCATATCGTATGCTTTTGTAGCCGCATCAGTACGCTCTTTCAGGCTTTTTGTAGTATCATCTGCAATGAGCTTCAATCTTTCAATCTCAGAGCGACTTGCCGCACGCTTCATATTAAGCATTGTTTCCGATTTCTCTAACTGTTGCAATGCATCATTCAGTGCCCACGCTTGTTTCGCATCATTTGAAATTTCTTTTCCAATACCGGAAAAACTATCCTTCATATCCTTTGCTGCACCAGAAAAATCACCAGAGAAGAATTTAGCAATAGCTCCACCAAACTTTGCAATCCGGTCTATAATCACATCAATAATTGCCCCAAAAGAGGACATTACATTAGAAAGAAATTCAGTACCTTTTTGCGTTTTAGCCAACCATGCGACCAATGAACCCAACAAAACAACAGTAGCCCCAATACCAGTGGAAATTAGTGCAAGTTTCAACACTTTTAAAGCTGCAGATAACAAATTACTTGTTATAGCCGCTGTTTTTTGAGCACCAGAGAACATATTCGCAGTGACCGTTCCTGCTTTGTACTGGACTGTTATTTTAACCAATTCATCCTTCAAACCACCAACAAATTCCTTTGTACCTCGCAAGACGCTAACGCCACTGCGCAATATGGAAACAAAAGGTACTTGGGCTTCTGTAGCCTGAAGTATCGCATCTTTATAATTACCCACATTCCGATAAAAGCGCTGCGTTTCTTCTTCCGCACCTTTCAGTTCATCGGTAATGGCATTTATCTTATCTTGCAGCTCTTTGCCTTCGCCCCCCTCACGCTCTACACGACTTAATCTGTCATAAGCAGCGGTAAGATTGGAAAGCTCAGCCCGCAACCTAACAAGGCTTCCTTCCATCTCTGTCTGCTCTTTACGTTCATTTTGAATTTGTTTATTCAGTACACGGATGGCATCTGTATATTGTTGGGTAGCAACTCTATTTTCGGTTAATTTAATATTATATTCCTCCCTACTCATACGGCCTTTCTTCAAATCCTCCTTAAGAGTTTGTTCTACTTTTCGAAGTATATCCAACTGCGTACGATACTCTGCTATTTTACGGATAGCATCATCATACTTTACCCGAATTTCCAATATTTTTTCACTTGTATTGTCTTTCATAATTATACCTCCAATTGTAACAATTTACATTCACATATTCCCGTATCTTCTGCCTTAATGGAAATAATGGCATAATATCTACCATATTGGGCCAAGTAAATTGGAACAGTCATATCCAAGTCTCTCAACTCAATATCATTTATTTCTATCTTTTCTGTGATTACTTTAGGCATATAAATGACCTCACTATAACTTTTGTAATAAGAGTTAATCACAGAAGAAAAATCAAGTTCCTCAAATGTTCCTTTCAGAACATCTGCATCATCTGTACAAAGTAAAATTCTTGGCTCCACTTTCTCTAGAGAAGATTTACCATCACTGTCATACTTATATAACTTTATAGACGCAACGCCACCTGCCATATCAGTACCAGCAAATGGAAGCGTAAGAATATCACGCTCTGAATCCAAAGTGTAATCTAATACTTGTAATGCTCCATCATAAGAGCCATTAACCGTAGAGTCTTCTTTGTAACGCAGATAATTCAGCTGTGCGAAATCATTCAGCCTATATTCCAACATATTAGGTTTATTCTCCTTATAAGTAGCAACAACCTTTTTTGTCCAATCATATGCTCTTGTTTCATTTTCTTTAATAGTATCTACAGAAACAAACTCAATGGAATTTGAATCATTCTTACCAGGAACAGCAAAAACACCGAGAATTGCAGCAACAGCTTTAATAAAATCTATCTGTTTTATTTCGGGCAAATTTGCAATAATCGGGAAGTGCCCATATCCTGCATTTATCTCATCATCTATCGAAGGCATCACTTGATCACATATAGCTGTAATGCTAAATGAATTATCCATAGATATACCACCATCATCAATCCACCCTGCGTCAAGTAATCCAAACAAAATCTCCTTACTTTCCTCTAGCGTATCTGTCTCTATATCTGTAAAATCAAAATAGATAGTATAACTATTTGTGTTATGCCTCTCAATCTTGCTATAATCTATAGTTGCAATATCGACTCTTGTATCATCATCCATAATGTAATAAGCAACCAGACATGCTCCATTAGGGTATATAGAAGTGGATACATCAAACGACACATTACCATTCATCAAAATCTTCATATTCGGAGCATTAAGTTTAAAGCCTTGAATATAAATTTTTCCAGAACTACTTTTAAACTTGGTTATAGTCCCATAATAGCTTGAAAATGACTTATCTGCAAAATACAATTTTTCCGGTTCTCCCTTATCAAGACGTCCATGTACATAGTAACTAAACTCTGCATGTAATGCATTTTTTGCAGCATAACTTCTGCTATCATTACGAGTTAATAAGGGTACAAACAATCTACTTAACATAAAAGCGCGATTAGCAGGAAACGTAAAAGTGACACCATTATCTTTCATAATTTGTAACAAAATCCAGGTAACCTTACACCCCGGATGATACCACCCTGTTGTATCTTCCCGCCGTATACCATAGTCTACTTTAGGAATAAAAAAATTACCGGAAGCATCCCCTTCAAAAGAACCTACTTTCCAAAATACATGATAATCTGGAAAATCATCATCAGCAATGACCTCATAATTGTGTCTATCCTTCAAATCACGTAGCGTTTTATTTCCACTTATAATATTTGCAAATCTAGAGACATTACCCCATGAAAGAGCAAATTCAAAAACATCCGATGTAGACAATAAGACCGCAGTTGCGTTATTGAGTATCTCTATCCCGTTACGAAAATAACAAGCATTCAGTTTAATTCTAGGATAAACGATGTCGCATGAAGGTAAATCAGCATGCATGATTGCACACTGATTACGTATAGTATTCGGAAGTTTGATAGTATAAGAATTATTACTTATAATCTTACTCAAATCCGTAAATATATTACTTTTGAAATTGAGCGTTACTTTGGTATCATCATCCAAATCCATCAGTTTATCACCAATGAATAGCATATCGTTTCTCATAAGCTTTGTACTCTTGTTTCTGGTAATATGATTGTTGCTACGAAATCCTGCAATACGGCTCTTGTCTTATTGAAATTACCAACAGATACATTCACTGCCTTCCAGCTATCAACTCCATTCACATTTTTACCTGCATACATATCAACGATGGGTGACAACGCGAGTTGAAACAAGAAGTCAAACGTTTCAGAGTCCACTAAAGGAGCACACACCAACAATGTATTCTCTTCTGTTTTTCTCTGCTTACGTCCTGAACCTCCATGATAGCCATTAACATAGTTATAGTCTTGCATATTATTACGAATGAATTCACCATCATTGGCAATTTGTTTGCCCTCATCACCACGTTTAAACAACCAATAGCAATAAAAGCCATGACGATTTATCCAACGTAAATAAATTCCATCCGTGCATTCATCAACTAAAAGCCTCACGTTTACAGCCATATTCGTCAATGCATGAAAAGTAAAATCAAATGTATTGTCGAACACGTTTGCCCCCACACTCGTTCCCGGCAATTTCAATACGACCTCATTGTTTGCATCAATTCCATTCAGAGTAATATTATACACCTTTCTTTCAGACAATGTAATAGCTGGTAAAGAAATGCTGTCAGCGGTCACAGTCACATTAGCATTACCGGCCGTATACATTCCTACCGTAAACGGAAGGTTTTTAAACCACGTCAATATACGATTTCCATTATACCGTTCACCCACCTTCATTGCCCCCCAAATGATGAACGTATTGAATTGAAAACTTTCAGACATTGAACTGTCCGAATAAAAGTCAATATCTACAGAGAACACACGTCCTACCCCGCTATCTTTCGGAACCGTCTGTGAATAATCAATTTTCCCAAATTCTACAGTGTCAAATGTAGACTGCATGTAAAACGACACATCAAAAAAGCATGCATTATTAAACAGAGCCCTCTTCTCCTTGTATGAAATTTCAGAAACGATATCAGTCACCGTCACCTCCACGTAATCCCAAGCATGCCCGTAAATGTTTATCACTACCGGATTAAAACAGAAAGATATTTCATCCGGATATTCTATGGTTGTTTCCCCTATCTTATGAGTTCTCATTACTATGTAGATTTATATGTGTCACATCATCAACGAGTATACCAAACACACGGTCCATAATGTCCCGTATTGTTTGCTCCACGTTCGTTGTATATATATCCTCGTACGTACCAGAGCGATAAAGTGATGTGCCCTCTGTTGCTATCTTCCGGGCCACAAGGTATGCAAATGACCTTGGTCTCTCCACTTGGATCCCCTTGTCTATCATCCATTGCTGAATAATCTTATAGAATCCTTTCGGTACTTTCCCCGAGGCACGTCCCACCTCCAGAACTCCGAACGCTTGACGACCATAAAGAGTACCATGATTATCATCCACGACAACGTGCAGGCTCTTGATAGTTTTGCCACTTGCACGCTGCCCAGCCCGTATATGATTTTCTATGATGCGCTGCCGAAGATTATCCAACTCCTCACACAATATCGCCTTTACCTCTTTCCTCCTATCTTCCATAACTAGCACATGGGCGCTCCTTGAACCTCTTTCAATTTCAATTCTATTACTATTCCGGTAACATTTACATCCAGCTTATCATAGAAAACGGAATAAGGTACCTCATCGCTCACCCACTCAAACAGCTCGCTCCTATTCAACTCACGGATAAACTGAACCGCATATCCTTTGCATCTCTCAATGACCTCATCATTCTCCACCCCATCGAAATCAAATTTGGCCTTATCAGCAAATGCTATCATGCAGTTAGGAGAATCCCTTAGCTGTGTTCTTGATATGACGAATTTCCCGGATATAGGAAGCAAATTTATAATGGCCGGCAATGGCATCTTATCCAACCTGACATTGGCGGTCGCCCAGTTATCGAACAAATAGGTGACTCCTTCCAGCTTTTCTGCAACAGAAGCTATCTTCCTTTCTACACTTGTATTCATTGCTTATTCTGATATATTTTGATATATTTCCCGTAATCGACGTTCATAGCGTATTTTCTCTGCATCCATGTCAAGGCATTTATATACCCTCACCCATGGAACACATTCTACCTGCTCATGGTCAGTTATCCCCATGCGGGTAGCATAGTAATCCACCAAGCCAAACAACCCGAACGAAAGCTTATCCACTCCGGCACGTCTTTCTTCCGGAGTCGGTACTACGCTCGTAGTTTCAAAAAGCTTGGTAATACGTTCAACCTCCTTGGTTACCCATGTGGAGAATCCCAAAATATCCGCTGCCCCACACTTCTCTATCTTATCAATAGACAAACCAAGGACAACACGGCATGGAACCATTATACAATCTATTCCATTGCGTATGGATTGTAGTTCCATCAGCTGACCTATAGTGAGGTCATTCAGAGTCTCCGGAACTCTTACACCTGCGACAAAGTCCGGTTTAGGCAACTTCCCTATCTGATCCAACAGTTCAGCAGCATTGCTCGCCACGTTACTCAATATCAAAAACTCTTTTACTGTCATATCTGTCCTAATTTTGCTTTTGGTCTTTTAGGTATCGGTTTTATACGGAAAAGCATTGCCATTATCAACATGTCGAGGTAATCCGGAGAATGACCAAGTATCTCTTTCATTTTCTCCTTGTTAATTATCCCTTTCTTTCGGGTATCAGCATCTATATGGTCTTGCTTCAAAACAGCCAATTCTTCCATTATGCGCTCTCTTTGCACTTCCGTACATATAACCCTTATCTGCCGATTATTTATTAGTTCTGCAAGCTTAAATGCACATTCAGACTTCAGATTGTCGTACTCTGGATTAATAGGTCGGTTACCACCATGAAATTCTTTGATGCCATTCAAATAACTTTCAAGGTAGCTTCCAAGTCCATCACTATCAACTACCATCATGCTACGTGGAATCTTCCACTGTATCATCATGTTTTTAAGGTCCGTCTCAATAGATTTACCCGTGCTATATTCCTGGTCTAACCGGATATAACACACATTACCCACCCAGTGCCCCCCGACAAAACGGTCGCGTCCTTTCATGGCAAGGTCAGCTGCTCCCGTCGATAATCCTATCGGTTTTACGTGCTCATTTGCGAATAGGTCACAAATGGCATCATAATCACAGAGTGCTGTCGGGTCGTTGTCATACTCCCAATTACCATAGTACAAGCGCTCCTTTGTCACTTTGTCCCTGGTATTGCGGAGCGTATCTATGTAGTCCTCGGTAGCGTAGGGATTATCCTGCACCAATGCTTGAATAAAAGCGTATGGGGCTTCCAGCTTGCCTTCTTTCCACGGTTTGTAGAACTCACGATAAAGCCAGTTCTTCTTTGGATTGCAAGTGATAAGTATCTTCCCGGATATTCCATACACATCATTCAAGTGCCGTCCTATACGCGTCTTCAAAACCTCAAATGCGAGGTAGTGAACCTGCCCGGCTTCTTCAATCCACCCTCCAGTAAACTCCTTGGAGCCCAATCGCTCATACATCGGGTCTTTGACGGGATAATATGTCAAGTCAAGAAAGATGATTTCCGACCCATTCCCTAAAAGTATACCGTCATTGGTCTGCTTGTAGTCAGTGAATCGATGCCACTTTGCCACCTTGTCGAAAGTGACAGAGATAGACTCACGGCTATCTTTCAAATTATTTCGGCCAGCGAACCATCGAGTGCCCGGGAGATAGTAAGCACATTGCATAAGCCATTCACACCCAAGCCATGACTTTCCACCTCCACCAGCGCCACCATAACACAGAAACTTCGTAACATCGTCACGAAGGTAGTTATAGGCTAACCTCTGCTTTATATTGACCTTATATCCCATTACTTGACTTTCTCCGCATCTTCTGTATATGGTAGAAAATTAAATCCTTTGAACTCTTTTCCTGCATTCGTATGGTCCACCTCCTGCTTGTCAACAAGCCCTAACTTTCGGGCAATGATATTCGCATTGAAAGCTCCAACGCACGCTCCCTCAAACTGCTGCGTTTCGATGGTTTCCTCCACGCGTGCGATGACCTCCAAAAAATCTTCATCATTCTTATTTCTACATTCGGAACGAAAAGTGCTCCACCACTTGGAAGAAGCACCTACATAAATACAGAACCCGGTTAGGGAATACGGACGGGAAGTCGGGGAAACTTCTTGTTGTACTTGTTGCTCATTGACTGTCTCCACCTTCTTCCCTTTTTTCCTTTTTACCGGAACAGTCTTTTGAATGGCCTTTTTGGACAACCAGGGATTTTCATCACACCATTGGAAATACTCACATGCCGCCTCCCATAAGAGTTCCGGCGTAGAAAAGAGCTTATCCCTTCCATGCTTACTTCTTAACATCCAAAATTTATTTCCAGTTGGTGCCGCCATCTTATTTCTTCTTGAATCGTTCGTCCAATATCTTAGGAACAGTGTTATTCCAATTAATCACGTGGTGTAATCTTTTCGTTTCCTCGCTATGGCCCATCACGCCCACCTTCACAGAGGATGGCATCATCATAACCGTATAAAAACTCTTGACATATGTTCCTTGACTCATGTATATATCCGTCATACCTCCTTTATTCTTCTGCGTCTGCTTCTGGTTTAGCGCCACTTGTGGAACCTGCAGAAGTAGACATCCCCTGCTACCAAGCGTGGTATAGGTGTTCACATCTTCATTAATGCGACCAACGAATTTAAACGGTCTATCTACGGAACAGATGAAAGAATTCATCGCTTTCCGTTTCATCTTCTCGCCTTTCAAAATATCGTTCTCCTTTCCTCCTACAAAATCGCCTCTCTGAGCCATAGCCAAAGTGAGAGCCGGAATACTTTCATAAAAACGTAGCATAGCTTCAAATACCACGTCCAATTGCTTTATCGCCCTCTGTTTGACTATACCATCTCTACCATAAGTAAAAGAAAACACATCGTAATCATCATCCAGTTCTATGAAGTATTTGTAGCCAAGTTTTCTTGCTATCTGAAAGCAAGCATTACGCGCATAAACAATAGCTCTGCGATCATCAAAATTATCCGCTTCATCAAAAGTCTTTGCAATCTTTGGTTTATCGAACATTACAACGTTTTTATATTTCGCGTAATACTCTGCGGCCACTTTATCTTCATTGTCTATCACATAAACAATCGGTCCCGTATAGCCACACTTCCGCAGTGTCTTATCTGTAATGACGGAACCGGCACGGCCATGCGTCAGTATGAATGCTGCAAAATCACTCCTCATCTTCAGTATCCTCCAGCATTATTTCATAAATATCTTCCTTGAATCTGGAATAACCGTTCTCTATCGCCTTATCAAAGTCTATTATCACCAGCGCAGACGCTTCCATCAGTTCCTGAATCTCTTTCTCCTGATGGGCGTAGAACTCTGCTATCCGTCCGTAATCGAATACAATATGTCTCAATGCAGCTATCCGAAGGAAAGACTTCACATTTTCCGGAACGTTTGAATTATCTATTTCCGAAATCAGTTCTTCATATTTGCTTTTATCATAGAGAGAATTTATTTCCGGGCATACAGGGTTTTTAGGCTCATACACCGGAGCTTCAATCTTTTTCGTGTATTTATTCCGGGCATCACTTTCACTATCTACCAGACTATCATAGTCGAAATCAAAGTTTAATCCCCAATCCATCAAAGACTCTGCATTCCACTCCTTCAATAGTTTTTCGTCCCATGTACCATTATTCACGTTATCACGGATAATAATCTCCCGTTCTCGTTCTTCTGTCAACCCATGAAGCAGAACCGTCGGCACATCAGAAAGTCCTAGTTCTACACTGGCCTCATACCGTTGGTTTCCGGCTATAATCACCAGTTCCCCAGTCCGGTCAGAGAGTATGATGGGACGTGCCTCGAAGTAGTCCGGATTACTATGAATAGACTCTTTGAGTATCCGCATCTGCTCCTCTGATATGGTTCTGGGATTGTTACCCAGTTTTTTAAGGTCTTCTATTTTTCTATAAATTATCTCCATTGGCACACTATTTTACGTTACGAAAATAAAGATACCGAATAATCCACGAACGGACTATCTGGTATCAAAGAAGTTACTGACAAGATTTGGCAGAAGATTTTGTTTTAGACAGCAATACCTTAAATAAATCCAAATCTTCAATTTAACAATTACACCGTTAATGGTTAACAAATACATTTACCAGCTAAACCATGTTATATGATGACTGAACAAAGGCTCATAATTTGCATAACTTCCACAAATCCGTACCTTTGCAATGTGTTTTTCATAGTATTAGATTAAGGTTAATAAAAAAGATTGGCTGTCTGGGATAGATAGCCTTTTTTTGTAACCATTGGCAATATCTTTTCTTTATTAATCACCTGGTCGTTCATACCGTTTCTTCAATTGTTTCAAGACTATTTCCATGCCGTTATCAAGCCCTTTCTTATACCCGGCTACATTCTCCCCTATATTGTAAACCAAACAGCCTGCAACAATAAGGACTACTCCTAAAGCTCTATGCCAATAAGGAAGTGATATGCTGAACGGTGAGAATGTCAGTCGGAAATGACCGATGAATAATGCTGATATGATGAATATTGCAAGAAAGAAAATAAGGTTTGCTTTCATAATTATATACTCTTATTCGTTAATCATTAAACAAATCAACAGCTTTCGCAACCCAATACCATATCACGAAATAAAAAGCGTATTTGGCTAATCTTTCGCAAGCTTGCGAAGGCTCTAACCCTGCAATAAAATTCCACGTATTATACTCATATACACAAATTAGATATGATATAATGATAGAAACCAGTATATATATAAATCTTCTCATAATCATATAAGTTTTAACGCTTCTTGTATTCCGGCTTCAAGTGCTTCCTCGTAGGATTTATAATGGATAATAGGTCTATCCGACAACCCTACTAAGTCATGGTTCGGAATTGTTAGTATATCATATATCCAATAATTTTCATACATATAGGATATTTCAATATGCAGGTCCTTGGTTTCACGAAGCCACCTTTGAACTACCGATTGAGGTGGAACAGATAGGTATTTATAACAATTATGCAAAGTAGAAACATTTATAAAATATTTCCTTTGTAGAAACCCTTTCTCTTTCAGCAGCTTCGCTGTCTCTAATGTTACAAGTTCTTCTGTCATAGTTATATAAACAATAATCTAATTATTAAAACAATAGTCGTAATGATAAAGATTAATGCGAAATGTTTCCATATTTTTACAGTAGCCTCTAAACCGTGTTTCTGTTTGTCAAACTCACTTAAGGCATAATTCAAAGCTTCATCTTTTATTCCCTTAAGCTTATTGTTTAAAGACTGTGTTATATCGTCTGCGATAGTATGCTTCACCCTTTCTGACACGGATTCCGGATATCCTCTTTCTTCATAATTTATTTCATTCAACAAATCATAATGAAACATATAAGGTATTCCGTTCACTTCATAGGAAAGTTCGATACCGCTTTCTTTGACATATTCCAAAAACTTTTCCTCGGCAATCTCGTTTATCCTTTCTTGGTTGGATTCTGCCTTCTTCTTTATCTCATTAAAATATTCCTCGTCAACAATTACACAGTTGTTTTCAAGTTTCATTACATGTGCTTTCATGATTATTCCTCCTATTTCTTGTTTTGATTTATAACTCTTTAAATTCCTGCTCCAGTCGGCATTTTTTTGCATAAAGTCCATCTATAATGTACTGAGTACAATATTTAGGAAGAGTGATAACCGCAATATCACCGGATGTCCTGACGGCATCGCGATTAACGAAGCATTCTTTACTGCTTTTTAGAATTAACTCAAGAAGAGAATTGCACTTTTCAATCTCTTCCTTAAGGATTTTAGCCCTTTCAAACGATTCATTTTTCATAATACTTAAAAATAATAATGAGACGTACACAGAGGAGGGAAATTAATGGCTTCTGCACAACCATTAATCTCTTGCCAGAAATGCTCCTCCTCTATTTTTACCCATGAGGACCATAACAAACCGTCCATATCCCT